ATGTTGAAACAGCTGCGGGTCCTTTAGGAGAAAACGATATGCATGTTGATGGTGAAACATGGTGTAAAAATTTTTTTAAAAGTGGAGATTGGAAACAAACTTCTTATAATAGTAATTTTAGAAAACAATATTGTGGTAAAGGGTATATATACGATCCTGTAAAAGATAAATTTTTAACACCACAACCTTTTGCATCATGGTCTTTAGATGCTAGTGACGATTGGAAAGCACCAATAACTTTTCCAACAATTACTGAAGAAGGTGATGTAATGTACGTAATTAATTGGAACGAAGATAAATATAACGCTGACAACACTAAAGGTTGGGAAGCAACAAAATCAAACGACGAATCGGAAACACCTACCAAATATAATTGGAATGGCACAGCTTGGGTGTCCGAATAGGAGACTCAAATGCCTAGAAATAAATCTGGCTCAGCAAACGGTGGTGTAATTGGAAAAACGAATAAAGTTTCGTTTGGAAAGTGTACAGTTACAACTAAAACATCATCTGGAACAATCACAACTCAACCAGGAACGACACTAGCGGCTATGACAGTTGTCGGTGGAGGTGGAGCTGGTGGTGGAAATGCTGGAGGTGGTGGAGGTGCTGGCGGTATGGTTTTACACCCTGGAATACAAGTTTGTGGAAATACACCTTACACTGTAACAGTAGGTGGTGGCGGAGCAGCTGCAGGAGGATCTAATAAAGGAAATTCTGGAGCAGATTCAAGTATTGCACCAGGAACTCCAGCATTTTTAAGAGGTAGAGGTGGAGGTGGAGGTGGCACTGGACCAGGTTCACCCTCTAGTAATAGATGTGGTGTAGATGGTGGTTCTGGTGGTGGAGTTTCAAGAGACGCAATTCCTCCAGGACAAGCTGGTGGATGTGCTACACAACCTACACAATGTGGAGCTTCTGGAACATTTGGTTTTGGAAATGCAGGTGGTGGTGGATGTCAAACAGGAAACCCAGATGCAGGTGGTGGTAACACTGGAGGTGGTGGCGGTGGTGGTGCTGGCGCAGTAGGTTTTGTTGGAGATTATCCAGATGGTAGTGGACCAGGTGCAGCCTGTGCAACAGGTGCAGGTGGAGCAGGAAAAGATGTTAGTCCTGTTATGGGACCAGGTTTACCTAATTCAGGTTTATATGCAGGTGGAGGTGGTGGAACAGTTCAATGTGGTACTGGAGGAAATCCAGGACCTGGTGGTGGTGGACGAGGTGGAGCAAACCCTGCTCCTAATGGTGGTGCTGGTACAGCTAATACTGGTGGTGGAGGTGGAGGTGTAAGAAATCCATCAGGATCAGGTGGTGCTGGTGGTTCAGGAATTGTTATCGTAAAAGAATTAAGTAAAGCAAGTGGTGTGTGGTCAATGCAAAGTCAATTTAGTGCACAGAGTCAAGGAACATGGCCAGATGGATCTGTTGCTTTAGGTGTTAGTTTAGATTATTTAGTAGTTGCCGGTGGTGGTGGCGGTGGTAAATCATGTAGTAGAGCAGCCGGTGGTGGAGGAGCTGGAGGTTATAGAGCTTCTGGTTATGGACCTAGCCCACTTAGAGGATCAGCTTTATCAGGTTTAAGCACAGGATCTTATACTATTACAGTAGGAGCTGGTGGTGCAACAGGATCTTACGCCGTAAGGGGAGTTCAAGGTAATGAATCAACATTTTCAACAATAACATCTGCAGGTGGTGGTGGAGGTGGATCTGAACAAAATGCTGTAAAAACTGGTGGAGATGGTGGATCAGGTGGTGGAGGTGGTGGAGCAGGTCCTGCTTGTAGCACAGCTGCAGGTGGATCAGGAAATACACCACCAACAAGTCCTCCACAAGGTAATGATGGTGGACAATCTAATTTAGCTAATGGATCAAACAGTTCTGGTGGTGGTGGAGGTGGAGCAACGGCTGCTGGAACCGCTGGTAATAAACCAAGTGGTCCAGGAGGACCAGGAGGTGCTGGTGCACCAAATACAATTTTAGGTCCTGACACAACATACGCTGGCGGTGGAGGAGGAGTTAGAGATTCTTCTCCAGGAGCTGGATCAGGTGGTGCAGGTGGAGGTGGAAACGCATCTATTGATGGATGTGGTAGTGCAGGGTCAGCCAATACTGGAGGTGGAGGTGGTGCTAGTGCTGCACAGCCAGGCCCAACAAAAGCAGCAGGAGCTGGTGGTTCAGGTATCGTTGTTATTAGAGGACCTAGTGCATTAACTTTTGCGGTAACTCCTGGAGGTTCAACTTCAACTCATCCAGGTGGTGATAAATTAGCCACGTTTACATCTTCGGGGACATTGACTATTTCTAAATAATCGATATAAGAAAGATATAGAAAGATGAATCTTACAAATTATTATTGGTATTTTCAATCAGCAATTCCAGAACGTATCTGTGATGAAATAGTTAAATATGGGAAATCTATTTCTGATCAAATGGCGGTGACTGGTGGTTTAGGCGATAAAAAATTAAATCAAAAACAAATTAAAGATTTAAAAACAAAAAGAGATTCTAATATTGTTTGGATGAATGACAGATGGATATATAAAGAGATACAACCATATGTTCATCAGGCAAATGCAAACGCAGGTTGGAATTTTCAATGGGACTTTTCAGAAAGTTGTCAGTTTACAAAATATGAAAAAGGTCAGTTTTATGATTGGCACTGTGATAGTTGGGATAGACCTTATCAAAGACAACAACCTAACGATCCATCACATGGTAAGATTAGAAAATTATCAGTAACAGTAACTTTATCAGATCCAAAAGATTATAAAGGTGGAGAATTAGAATTTGATTTTAGAAATTTAGATCCAGATAAAAAACCTAATATTAGAAAATGCACTGAAATATTACCAAAAGGATCATTAGTTGTATTTCCTGGTTTTGTTTGGCACAGAGTATGTCCAGTTAAAAAAGGATCTAGATATAGTTTAGTAATATGGAATTTAGGATGGCCATACAAATGAGTTTTCCAAAACAATTACAATTAGAAGAATATTTTAAATGTCCTATATGGTGGGCTGACGAACCTAAGTTTGTAAAAAAATTAAATAAAGCATCTGACAAATACATAAAACAATCTCAAAAAAATTTAAAAGAAAATATAGATAAAAGAAATAAACAGTTTGGAAATAAAGGAGATATGGGTCATGTGTTTCACTCAACAACATTAATAGGTGATCCTAAATTTAAAGAATTACAAGATTATATTGGTGCAACCGCGCACAATTTATTAGTTGAGATGGGTTTTGATTTAACTCAATATCAAATATTTACAACAGAAATGTGGGTACAAGAGTTTGCTAAACAAGGAGGAGGACATCATACTTTACATACTCATTGGAATGGACACATATCTGGTTTTTATTTTTTAAAAGCCTCAGAAGCTACATCACTACCTTTATTTGAAGACCCAAGACCAGGTAATGTTATGAATCTTTTACCAGAAAAAGATAAAACAAAAGTTACATATGCATCTTCACAAGTGCATTATAAAGTAAAACCAGGTAGAATAATATTTTTTCCATCGTATATGCCACATCAATATACAGTTGATATGGGATATGAACCTTTTAGGTTTATACACTGGAACTGCCAAGCGATACCGAAAGGAGTTTTAGATGTCGTTCAAAAAAAATAAATACAGTGTTTTAAAAAATGCAATATCAAAAGAATTAGCAAATTTTGTATATAATTATTTTTTAAATAAAAGAAATGTAGCAAGAGTTTTATTTGATTCTAGATACATATCACCATTCACAGAATATTGGGGTATATGGAATGATGAACAAGTTCCTAATACTTATTCACATTATTCAGATATTGCTATGGAAACTTTATTACAACAAGTAAAACCTGTTATGGAAAAACATACAGGATTAAAATTATCTGAAACATATTCGTATGCTAGAATATATAAAGAGGGTGATGTGTTAGCTAGACATAAAGATAGGTATTCATGTGAAATATCTACAACGTTAAATTTAGGCGGTGATGACTGGCCAATATATTTAGATCCAACAGGTGGCAGTGGCAAAGCTGGAATCAAAATAACTTTAAAACCTGGTGATATGTTAATCTATTCTGGTTGTGATTTAGAGCATTGGCGAGAAGAGTTTAAAGGTAAAGATTGTGGACAAGTATTTTTACATTACAATAAAGCTAATTCTAAAATGGCTAAAAAAAATGCCTTAGATAAAAGACCTTTATTAGGTTTGCCAGCATGGTTTAAAGGCATGAAGTTGACTAATTTTAAAAAATAGTCTATACAATAGACTGGCGGGGGGAGACACCACCACACCCTCTCCCTGCTTTTAATCTATTAATTAACTGCAAAATAGGTATAATGGATTATTATGCTACAAAAGATAGGTTTTCAGCCAGGAATAAACAAACAAGTCACAGAAACTGGAGCAGAAGGTCAATGGACAGACTGCGATAATGTTAGATTTCGTTATGGAACTCCAGAAAAAATAGGTGGTTGGAAGCAATTAGGAGATGATACTCTTACAGGAGCAGGTAGAGGACTTCATCATTTTGTAAATAGTTTAGCTAGAAAATACGCAATTATTGGTACAAACAGAATTTTATATGCATACTCTGGAGGTGTATTTTACGACATACACCCTATTAAATCTACAACAACACTTACAAGTGCATTTAGTACAACTAACGGATCAGCTGAGGTTACAATAACTTTTGGTAGTGCACACAATATATCAGCACAAGATATAATATTATTAGATAATTTTTCATCTATAACAAATTCTAATTTTGCAGCCGCAGATTTTAATGATAAAAAATTTATGGTAACCACTGTGCCTAATAGCACAACTTTAACTATAACAATGCCGTCTAATGAGTCAGGATCTGGTGCAACAACATCAGGTGGTATTAGAGTACAACATTATTATCCAGTAGGACCAGCTGTTCAAGCAAAGGGTTTTGGTTGGTCATTGGGATCTTGGGGTGGAGAAGTAGCAGGAGAACCTACAACCACTTTACAAAATGGTATTACAGACACTGCAACAACAGGTATTATATTAGTAGACTCGTCACAGTTTCCAACAGCGGGAACAAATTTTATAATTATAAATAGCGAAGAAATATCTTATACAGGTATTGCAACTACAGGAGAACTTACCGGTGTTACAAGAGGTGTAGCAGGGACAACTGCAGCAGCACACAGTGGTGGTGCAACAATTACAAGTTCTACTAATTTTGTAGCATGGGGTGAAGCAGCATCTGGAGATTTAGTATTAGAACCAGGTATGTGGTCATTAGATAATTTTGGTGACAAGGCTATTTGTTTAATACACGATAGTGCTGTGTTTGAATGGAACTCTGCAGCATCAGATGCAACATCTAATAGAGCAACAATTATTACTGGTGCACCAACAGCGTCAAGACACATGTTAGTATCTACACCCGATAGACACTTAGTATTTTTTGGAACAGAAACAACTATTGGAACTCCTACAACACAAGATGATATGTTTGTAAGATTTTCAGATCAAGAAGATATTAATACTTATACACCAACAGCAACCAATACAGCTGGCACACAAAGATTGGCTGATGGATCACAAATTAGAGGGGCAATTAGAGGTAGAGATGCAATATATGTTTGGACTGATACAGCTTTATTTACTCAACGTTTTGTTGGTGCTCCGTTTACATTTGCATTTGCACAGGTAGGTACAAACTGTGGATTAGTTGGACAGAATGCATGTGTTGAAGTTGATGGTTCTGCATATTGGATGTCAGAAAATGGTTTTTTTAGATATGCTGGTAAATTAGAATCACTACCTTGTTTAGTAGAAGATCATGTTTACGATGACATAAATTTAGAATCAGGTAATCAAATGGTATCTGCTGGATTAAACAATCTTTTTGGTGAGGTTATGTGGTTTTATCCAACTTCTTCATCTTCCGTTGTAAATAGAATGGTTGCGTATAATTATTTTGATTCTTCATCACGAAGACCTGTATGGACTGTAGGAACATTAGCTAGAACCATGTGGCAAGACTCAGCTGTTTTTGGCACTCCGCATGCTTTAGAGTATGACGCAGGCACAGATACATCGTTTGATGTTGTAGGAAATACAGAAGGTAGAACAACATACTATCAACACGAAACAGGAACTGATCAAGTAAAAGGTGGTGCAACAACTGCTATTCTTGCAAATATATCTTCAGGAGATTTTGATATTACACAAAGAAGAGCTATAACCGGAGCTACGACAGGAATGCCGGATCTTAGAGGTGATGGAGAATTTATAATGAAAATAAGAAGATTTGTACCAGATTTTATTTCTCAAACAGGTAACACTCAGGTTACTTTAAATTTACGTAATTATTCAAATGATAGTCAATCAGGATCTGCATTAGGACCCTTTACAGTTAGCTCATCTACTAGTAAAGTAGATACTCGTGCAAGAGCAAGAGCAATTGCATTAAAAATAGAAAACACATCTTCTAATCAAAGTTGGAAATTAGGAACTTTTAGATTAGATATACAACCAGACGGACGTAGATAATGGCAATTACATATCCAGATCTTTCAGACACAAAAGTTCCTAATCAGGATCTTATAGATATTAGAAAAATTTTTGGTATTCCAGGTGATTATTTATTATCTGATTCTAATCAATATTATACTGATATGAATGATGGCAAAAATTTATTACCAGTAGAAGGTATTGGTTCCTCCTCAGCAGTTGATAATTTATTTAAAGTAAGACAAGATGATGATAGAGGCATTACAGGCTTAATACCAACTTTTAGTAGTTTACCGGGAGACTTAGACAATTTTAGACTATCACAACTAGAAGGAACATCGGATTATTTTCCTCCTACTACAACTTTAGATAAAACTAAAAATTTTTTTATGGAAAAATTTTTTCCAACAAAAGTGCAAGGAACATTAGGAGATAGATTGCAAAAACAATACGATACAATGAGTAAATTTCCAACACCTCTTGCAGGACTTGCTGGTTTAAGAAACCCTTTTAATCCAGACTCTCCTAATTATAATATTAATCTTCCTCAACAATTAAATTACTATGAATCTTCAGGTTTGATTGGTAGAGATCCACAATCGGGCGGTTTAAAATATGGTCCAGATTCTGTATTAGCTGGTAAAAATGTAATATCTGGTTTTGGTACAAACAACCCTGAACTAGCTTTAAAAAATTACATAGAAAAAATGGAAAAAAATAAAAAAGTTTCTGCAAAACATAAAGCAAAAAAATTAAAACAAGCTAAACAAGAATTAAAAAATTTACAAGATAATACAGAAGACAAAACTCCGAAGATGAATTTTGATGAAATAGCTTCTTCTTATTCTGGTGGTTCGGACAGAGGTGAATTTGATACGGGACCTGATAGAGGAGGCAGTAGTTTAGATCAAAGTGTAGATAGTCAAGTACGAGATGATGAGGGTAATTATTATGATTAATGTTAAAGTAAAAATATAATGGCTAAGATAGTACAAGTATTAACAAGACCTAGTGAGGAATATGATTTGTCAACAGCAGAAGCACAAGTTAGAGATTTAGATGCTGTTGTTGAAAAATTAAATACTACGTTTCAAGAGGAATTAAAACAGGAGGTAGAAGCACAAAACTTCTTTTTAAATTAATGGCAAACAGTTTTTTAAATAAAAAAGCAGATTTAACTACTACAGATAATACAACTTTGTATACAGTGCCGGATGCAAATACAGCTGTTGTAAAGTCTTTGCTTGTATCAGAGGATGCCGGATCAGGGACCACAATAACAGTAACTTTAACAGACTCTAGTTCTAATGTGTTTAGTTTATTTAAAACAAAAACTATATCTGGTAATGCAACAACAGAATTATTAACTCAACCATTAGTTATGGAAGAAAAAGAGATACTAAAGGTTCAAGCAGCAGATGCTAATGAGCTACATGTTATAGCTTCCATACTACAAATACAGCCAAGAGAGGTAACAACATAATGCAAGTATTAAAACCAAAAGAAGTAATAGAAGAGATTTATAATCTTAGAACAGGTGAAAAATACAAGAACGACGAAGAGTGGAAAGCTAAAGGTATACCTGAGTCTGAGATAAGAAAAGACGTAAGAGTGATAATGCCGAGTCTTGATTTATTTGGAGAAACAAAATAAGGTAGTACGATGGCCATAAGTAGAATGCAACAACCCAGACAACTATACGGATTAGGTAGCTTTGTAAAAAAAGTTACTAAAAAAATAACAAAACCAGTAACTAAATTAGCTGGTAAAATAGTGCCAAAAGAAATAGCGGGTATTATGAGAGCTGCTGCACCTTTTCTACCACCAGGATATAGAGAAGCAGCATATTTATTAGGGACAGCAAAACAAACAGGTAGAATTAGTCCTATGGATTTAGCATTAACTGCAGCCCCTACATTTTTTGCAAGTGAAAAATTTGGTGGAAAACAATTAGCCGATAGATTTAAACAAACGAGTATTGGAAAAGGTTTATTTGGTACACCAAGATCTGTTGAGTTTATGGAGTTTCAAGATATACCTGGTCAAGTAGTAAGATCTGTGCCGGGAGAAGGGGCTTTTCCTCCAACCGTGGTGCAAGATTTTGGTGGTTTAAGAGCTGGTCAAAATGTAGTTACAGAGGCAACACAAGGTATTCTAGGACGAGGTGGTAAAATGTTTCAGTTTGGAGATGGTAAAGGTCTAGGAGCATTTAGAGATGACACAAAATTAGGACAGTTTTTATTAGGTGGTACAGATAAATCAGGTAAACCAACAGGTAAGTTTGATACATCTAAGTTGATGGGTATAGGAATAGGCACATTAAGTTTAATTCAATCTGCTAGTACACCAGAGGAAGCTGGTCAAAGACTAGCTGACTCAACAGGCAATCCTATGGACAGAGAACGTGGCGAACAATTATTTGGATTGTTAAACAGTGAAATATTTAAGATAGATGACAGGTTTGTATTACCTGCTAAAGATGGTGGTTTAATGCGTAAAAATTTTGCCCTTGGAACAAGTCCCACGGACCAAGAACAAGGTCTAGGAGGGCTTCCAATTGAAGCAGATATGAGGTATACAGGAGGCTTCATGCCATACGGTGAAAAAGAAAAAGCCGATGACGTGCCTGCTAGATTAAGCAAAAATGAATTCGTATTTACAGCCGATGCAGTGAGAGCTGCTGGAGGTGGTAGTGTGCAAAAAGGAGCGCAAAAAATGTACAACACAATGAAAGCGTTAGAATCAAAACCAGAAGCAAGAGGTATGGCATAATGGCTGAAGAAATATTACAAAAAACGATAACCGAAGCACCAGAATATTTACAACCTGGTATAGAAAAATATTTAGAAGGTTTAACATTACAAGCTGGTCAACAATTAGATACATCTAAATTTGCACCACAAGTTGCAGGACTTGGTGCCTTACAACAAGACGTACAACAACAATTAGCAACACAAGCAGGACTTGGAACATTACAATTTGGTCCAGAAGGACAAGTTACAGGTGTATCAGGAACTGGTGTAGCAGGCTTTCAACCATTTTTAGATCAAGCAACAAAAGATGTGGGTGCAGCTAGAACAACACTAGGAGATGTTTCACCTTTTATTAGTGCAGCACAAACACAAGTTGGACAACAAGCAGGACTTGTTGGTCCATCTGCTTTTCGACAATTTGAATCTCCGTATCAAGCAGCAGTCAGAGACGCTACATTAAAATCTTTTGAAGAACAAAGAAATGTTAGAAGACAAGATATTAGAGATGAAGCTGCTAGATTAGGTGCACTAGGCGCAGGAAGAACAGGTGTTCAACTTGCAGAGTATGATAGAAAATCTGACATAGACAGAGCTTTACTAGAGGCACAATTAAATCAAGCAGGATTTACACAATCACAAGATTTAGCGGCCAGAGCTTTTGGTCAAAGAGGACAATTAGCTTCTAACCAATTAGGTTTAGGACAGGCAACAGCTGGTTTAGCGGGACAACAAACAGGGTTAGCCGGATCTGAATTAGGTCTAGGACAAGCACAAACACAATTAGCTGGACAAGGTTTAGGAATAGCACAAGGATTAGGACAATCTGATCTTGCATTTAGACAAGCATTGCTAGATCAACAACAAGGTGCAAACAGAATGGCTGCATTAGAACCAATAGAAAGACTTGCAAGATTTGGTCAAGGTTTAACTGGAGTTGGTGGTATGATGGGATCTGTGCAAACTACTCTTGGTCAACCACAACCAGTGCCAAGTCCTCTTTCAGGTGCATTACAAGCTGGTATAGGAGCATTTACATTAGGTAAATTGTTTGGATAATGAATAATAACGTAATGAAAAGACCGATGTTTAGACTAGGCGGTAAAGCTGCCTCTCAGGGCACTGGTATTACATCTGGTTTAGACGAAAGAGTTAATTTACAAAATGCTGGTTTTTTAGGAACAGGCATGTCACAAACAGATTTTACTAATCTAACACCACAACAATTAGTTACATTACAAGCAAGCATGGCTAGTCAACCTGGTCAAATGGATAGTATGAGGGACATTGTAAAATTACAAGCTCTATCTAATTTAGCTGGTAATGTTTTACCAAATATAGAAAGAGGTGGAGTAAGAGGTGTTGTAGATTTTTTTAGAGATCCACAAACTACACAAACAGCATTAGCAGGATTAACTGGTTTAAAACAAATAGACATTGCTGGTCAAAAACGTGACAGAGAAAATTTAGCTAATTTAATTAAAAATCAAATAGCGTTAAAAGAATCAGAAGCAACTAAAGCATTTAGAGATAAACAATTTGGTTTATCAGAACAAACATTTAATTTACAAAAAGATAAATTTGATTTTACAAAAGATGAAGCAGTAAAAGCAGGTGAGAGAGCAGACAGAAAATTAGATATAGACGAAAAAAGAGCACTAGTAAAATCAGCAACTCAAATTAAATTAGATGCTAGTAATAAAGCTAGATCTATTTTAGAAGAGCAAGGTGTAACTGATGGATTACAAATTAAAGATCCAATATTAAAACAAGAATATTTTTCTCTATCATCTTTAGCTGGAGATACCATATCACAAGCTAACGCTAGAAAATTAGCAATTAACGCTGTTCTTAGCCAACAAGAACAAAGAAATGCAAATAGAATATCTGAAGGTTTGAGCGCTAAAGATTTTACACCAGAAGAATTTAATTCTAAAGTTGACTTTTTAACTCAACAATTTTTACAAGGTGCCTTTGTTGGTAATGCCATGGGTGGTATGCCAAATAGAGTTAATAGACGAATGGGTACACCAAGAGAAGGTGAGCAGCCATTACCAGAGGACCCAACAAAACCTGTAAATCCTTTTCAACCAAAACCAATAAAACCATTACCAGATAAAGGAATGGCTATGCAAGATACAGGTAATGATGTGTATGCTATGTTAAGAGCTAGATTACCAGCAGAAATAACAGACGATGTTGTAAAACTTATATCATACAATAAAGAAGCCTTTGCAGACTTTGCAAGTATAAAAAATCAAGAAGATGTTAAGTCATTCAATGAGAAGTATAACATGGAATTAGTCATTGATGTGGCTACCGTTTAAGGAGGCACATGGACGACAATACAAAAAGACAACTATCCCCCTTTTTAGAATCAGCATTAGCTAAAGAAGCATCAGACAGAAATTTTTTAGAAAAATTAGCTGTTGGTATTTACGGACCAATGATAGAGGCTGACGAAGATAGAAACAAACCAGCTGCGGTATTAGATGAAAACTATAGAGAATTTGTATTAGATTTACCTGGAGAAGTACAAGCAGATGTAGATAGATATTTAAACGTTTTTAGAAATGATCCAACACCTGTCATACAATTTTTAGATGAGTATAAAGAAAAAGGTTACTCAGATTATTTTAAAGATTCTAGTAAATTTAGAGACATAGCTGATAAAAAAGATTTAGGAAGATATTCTGATCTTAATTTTTTAGGCAATGGTGCTTACGATGCCTTGTATAGAAAAGACGACGCTGGAGACAAAGCTAGAAAAAAAGTAATGGATTCTAAGCTTGTACAAACTACGCTTGGACCAGGAGTTGGTTTATATACAGGAGTAAGAGGATCTGCAGAATTAGTATCTGCGTTATCGGATTTATATTTAGATACAGAAACTTTAGACAACGTACAACGTGCTTTACCTGAGTTAGATCTTAATGAAATCTATGGTGATGATGCTGGTGGTATTGCAAAATTTACATCCCTTCTTACACAATACGGTACTGGGTTTGCAGTTGCACAAAAGATAGCAAAAAAATTATTTAATCCCGCTTTAAAAAGTAAAGCAGCACAAAAAGCAGCTGCAACGTATGCAGGTAAAAAAGCTATGGACGTTGCTAAGTTTGGTGGTTATTGGGCACTACCAGCATTTGTTGCGGATACCACTGTGTCTGCTACAGGTCAAAAAAGTGTTGGAGATATATTTGGTGATGAAGAAGGTAATTTTTTAGAAAGAGCTTTAGCTAATACACAGTTAGAAGATATAAAAAATATAACAGATCCAAAAGAATACGCAGCTGCTGTATTAAGAAATAAATTAAAATTTGGGGCAGAAGGCACAGCTTTTGTAGGAAGTTTAAGTTTAGTTGGTCCATCACTTAAAGTTTTATCAAAAGGTTCTGGTGTAATATTAGAGAACGTTGTTGATCCTGTATTGACAGGCACAACTAAATTACTTGCAAGTGAAAAATCAGGTTTACCTCAAACGTTTAGATTTGTATCAAAAAATATCGACAGAGCATTAACTGCAACAGGTATACCTAGACAAGAACTTTGGAAATTTTCAGAAGCATCTAATTGGGCTACATCTATTGGTAGAGCCATAGATTATACTTTACAAAATTTTAAATCAGGAGGACCTTTTAATGTTCAAACTAGAAATGAACTTAAAAAATTAGATGGGTTAAACAAATCTGCAAAAAAATCTACGGACATATTTATTAGAGATTTAGATAGACAGATGTATAAACTAGCAGAAGCTGGTTTTAAAGATATAGTGTTTAACACACAAACAGCTAATCAAGCTTTAAGGTCTTGGGGTGACGTGTTGGAATACATGAGAGGTAATATAAAATTAGATAAACTACCAAAAGCTTTACAATCTTCTTCTCTTGCAATTAGAAAACTTATAGATGATTATGCTGCGGAGCTATCACCTATTTTAAAAACCATGAACGTTAAAGATGATGTTATAAAAAATATGGGCAGATACTTACATACATCTTATGAGATATTTAAAAATTCTAAATATAGAGCAAGTAAAGAAGTTTATCAAAACGCCATAGATTATTTTGTAAAACTACAAAAATCGTTTAATAAAAATATTAGCCCATCTGATGCAAAATTTGGAGCAACAGCTTTAGTAAATAGGATACTAGCTATAGGTAGAGCTGAAGGATCTACACCTGCGCAAAGATTAAAATCGATATCT